CCCATACTTTACCAGCCTTCATGCGAAAAAATCCTCTAGTGTTTGCTGTTCTTCTACCGACCAATTGATTGCATCTAGTATCATTTTCAATGGTTCGATGAAAGTCTTTTCAAATTGTTTGTCATAATCTATGAACCGTTCTAGACCAAACTCTTTTGGAACTACGTCTGGAAATGAGATTATGTTTTCTTTGATTGTGTTAGGCATCTTCAAGTAACAGAACTTGATACGACTACCATTCTCAATCGGTTCGTATTTGTTGTTGAGTTTATACTCCTTCAAATACTTATTATATAGTAGAGATCCCCGAACATGTATGGGTGTTCCCTTCTTGTATATTTGTTTACGATCACTCCAGTCTGTTATGTTAGACACCCCACGTGGAAACGCAATAGACTCTGGTGGTAACTGTTTGAACTCGGACTTGAACTGTTGAATGAAGTCCTGCGTTTCTTTCTCGGTAGACGATATAATAATCTTGAACGCTTCTTTGAATTTGTTACGGACAACTTGTGGTGTTGAAGACTTGATTGCTTCGATGCCCATCATCTTTAGTTTTGGTTCATCGTACTGCACACCCTCAGAGTTATGGACGTTGAGAATGTATCTTTTCTTTGCAGTCCAAATACCACGATCCGCAATGACCTCACGTGCCATTTCCATTCTAGGTTTGTAACAGTTCATCTTCTTGAACAGATCATCATATGCTTCTGCAAGTTTAGGTTCAAAGTGTTCTCTGCAGATCTTGTCTAAGAACTTAACAGGATCGTTTGGATTAAGTTTCCGTACAAGAGCAGACATGTTAATATATACAGAATCGGTATCGATAGCCAGTACATAATCTTCCTCAGTCTTTAATAGTTTATTCATTTCTTTGTTGATTGCTTTTTCTGCCCACTGGATAACCATCTGACCAGTGAGAGTCACACCCTCTGCAATGCGTAGATCATAATACTTGAAGTATCTGTTACCCATCGCACCATACAAAGAGTTCATCAAGATCTTAATCGCCATCTGTTGGTTGTGGAGAGTGTTGATCTCTTTTTCTAATTCAAATGTTTTTTCTTTCTGATATGATTGTTCTGCAGATAACATTTGTTTCTTGACAGATCTACGTTCATCATAGTAATCGATAATGATGTTCGGGATCACACCGTCAATCTTTTTACTGTAGATTGATCCATTAGAGGCTACTGCATTATCTCTTTCTCTCTGTGCAGGATGTATAGGATCTCCACCATCAAACGCACTGAGATAATGATCCACACCACTTGGTAAACAATCTGCAGGAGTTTTTAGTAGAGTTTCTGGTGACATGTTCCACTGCACAATAATGTTTGGATACAGTGAGTTCAAGTCAAAAGACACAACCCAGTCATGTGCACCTGTCTGTGGGTTCTTCACATAACCACCTGCGAACTCACTCTTCTCATGCTCTATCTTGAATGCAGATGGAACAACTTTCATATTGTTGAGTTTACGATGAATGATAGATTCCCAGATACCTGTAGTACCAAACGCATCCTGATAGTTAACACCGCCTTTGTATGCAATAGTCATACCCAGTGTAATGAGTCCCATCTTATCTTCAAGACGATCAACCAACTGCACATCTTTCATGTTATAGTCGATATACTTTTGGAAATCATCTTTGTATAAGTTCTTCAGTGAACCAGATTCTTCATATGATAGTTTCTTTTCACCAAGCACAACGTGACCAATGTGATCAAGTTTGTATGACTCTTGTTTACCATACGAGTAACCAAACTTCTGAAACAACTCAAGGTAGTCCATAGTTTGGATGCCTTTGATGTCGTAGGTCATTTCTTCTTTGTTGAGTCTTCGTATCTTACGTTGATCGATCAAACCCCATGGTGAAAATTGTCTGACCATATCAACACCACATATACGGTTGACACGATTGACTAGATAGGGGATGTCAAAGAACCGAACATTCCAACCAGTGATAACATCTGGTAAGTTCTCTTCCTGTCTCCAGTGATTTACAAACCGAGCAAGTAGTTCTGGTTCTGACTCACACTTGATATAGTTGACTGGTTTGATTAGGGCTTTCTCTGTGTCATAATCCTGTAGACCCCACACATGATAGATCCCATCAATATTATTTTTGATAGTAATTGCAAGAACTCTCTGGTCTGCAACTTCTACTTGTGGAAAACCGCCTTCGTACTCAGTCTCAATATCGATAGTGGTTACGTTAATCTTGTCACGATCAAATCGAATATCTTTTGGAAACTTGCGTGTGACATACTGGTGAAGGTAGTTGTTAGTTCCATAGACTTGGAAACCAGTTACGTGTTGGTATTGTTCCAACCAGTCACGTGCTTCCTTCATAGAATCGAATTCTACTTCACCTATATGATTACCGTCCAAACCACGCCACCCAGTTTCGGTCTTGGATGGTACAAAGAATTTTGGTTTGAACTTTTCTTTCTTAAAAACTTTTTTACCGAGATCGTCATAACCTCGGTAAAGAATGTAGTTTGAATATCTTGCAACATTTGTATAAAACATACAGATATTATATCACAATTTTAAAATGCTGTCAAGTAAGATTTTCACTATTGTTATGTGTGGGTGGGGGTGGAGCAGGGTGAGCATCACCTTCGAATACTTTACCTAAGTTCCGTAAAGAATTATCCTGCATAATATTTATCCTAGCAACAGTGTTATCCGTAGTAAACCCATCGTTTTGTTCTAGACGATCTAATCTTTCCATTGTGTATGAAATAATCACCTGATCATGTTCTGTTTTCTCAAAGTATTCTGCTTGTGGTTTACTATGTAATGCAGATAAACATGCGAGTGCCTCTTCAGATCCTACAATCATAGCATTATCAAATACCACCATGTCGATACCTTGTGGTAAGTTATCTCCATCTATTGCAGTCCACATTTCATTTGCATCGTTACTCGAATTCCATTCATGTTCATTCACAGTTTTTACACAATGTGCTTTATTTACTGATGTCATTTAACCCTCCAGTAATTTTTCGAATGTCATTGGCCCTGCAACTCCGTCTGGTGTAAGACCGTTATCAGTTTGCCAAAGTTTTAGTGCACGTTCAGTACCTCTACCAAAGATACCATCTGCTTCTAATCCAAGTGCTTCCTGCATTATAGCAACACCGTCACCACGTGAACCTCTTCGTAATACACCAATATCATCTAAGATATCGTCTTCATCATCATCGTCCTCTTCATGTATGTCAAATGGCATTCCAAGAACTTCCATTGCATTGATGTATCTTCTCTGTCTATCTTCCAGACCAATAGATCCACCATTGATCCTCTTAGTCATTAGTTTTACGTTATCACCATCTGCGATACTATTTAAATCATTTGTATCCCAGAACCAACATGCACTTTGTATTGCACCGTTAAAAGACTGGACATACTCTGCCGCTTCTTCTGCAGTCATGCCAATTGAGTCTCCAAACTTAGTGTAGTTATCCCTGCCTGTCAATTGCTTTAGTCCACGGCCTCGGAATAACCATCCATCACCACCAATAACATTTCCCATTTTATACCTACGGAACTCATCCATGTAAACGTAATTTGCAATCTTTTCTGGTTGACGATGATATTCATCTGCGTCACGTTTAGGTGCATCACCAAAATATCTTCCGAATACTGCACGTAGAGCCTTTGCACTGTAGTTTAGATTTTCTTCTAATCTTTTAAAGTTTGCGCTCTCATGTGCACATTGGGATAAAAAGTGTGCTACCCTACGTTCCGTAGTGATCTCGTACATGGGTAGTATTTCATATAATGCAGCGTACCATTCCCCAACTTGTTTGTTGCCTGGAATTATCTCTGCAAGTTGATCTTCCGTAAAATCAAAATCAAAACTCATAAACTATCCTTCTTCTTCTTTAAAGTATTTATCTAACATTTCTAACCGTTCATTAGCATGACCCATAGTAGATAGTTCTTTTTGTATTGCTTCAACTATATCACTATGTTCACCTATACCTGCGGCGTTTCTCATGTAGACCATGATGTTAGTCTTCGCTCGCTCTAGTTCACCTTCGGCATGCATTCTACATGCTTTAATTAATTGCTGACTAAACTTTTGTGCCATTATGTTCTACTTCCTCTTAATGCAAAAAATAAACCACCCACCCATAGGAATACGTGTAGGTTATCGTATAATATAACTTCTAGTAAACTTGTTGGTTGACCTATCCATATTACTCCAGTCGCAATACAGCACATAACAATACCACTAAATCGTGTTATCAAATCGCCAAGATCTTGTAACCAAAAGTCCCAGACATAATCACCTGCAATTTTAGTAACTAGAATACCACTGAGTAGTAATCCAATACCTGCACCGATCTCTCCATATACAACGAACCACCATACCAAGTAAGGCAAATCCCATGCTAGTCCATCTTCTGGATCAAAAGGTAATTTACTAAACCCTTGTTGCAAAAAAACAATCGCAAGTGGTATTCTTAATAACCAGTGTGATAGACAAAACTCTGGTATTTTATTTAATATATTTCTTATCATAATCTTTCCTTCATGATCAGTGGGGCGGTTGCCCGCCCCATCACTGTATTATTTTTCTCCAGTTTGTCTCAACTGAGCAACTTGTAACATACAACGTTTTGCTTCTTCATGATAACCATGACGTGTAAGTTCAGCGGCCGCCCGTGAATATCCGACAATCTCGGCAGTTCTGGTAATGGAACCCCAAATGCCAGATAGTGGTGAAAAGACATAGTTCATTACTGCTGTTGTCATTACACCCACCCCTGTAAGTTGTGGTTGACCTGTGCACTTTTTTTGTGATGTGGATCACCGTGTGCTACAGCATAAATGTCTCCTCGACCTATTCCGATGTCATTTAGTTCGGCATCGGTTAACTGATGCAATTCATTTATTGTTCGTTTTATCGCCTTTCTTTGTTGATATCCACGATTCCAATTTTTTAAGAATTGTAGGAACCCCTCAATCGGACTCCGTAAGTAGTTGTTTATCGCTAGTATGTGTTGTGTCATCTTTACCCTCGTAAGTTTTACCAATATTAATTTTACGAGGACGCATTTCTTCTGGGATAACATACTTCAGTTCAATTGCAAGTATACCATCCTGAATATCTGCTCCATGCACATTTACGTGCTCCGACAGTCTGAATGTCCTTTTGAATTTTTTAGTAGAGATACCACGATGGATAAACTCTCTACCTTTGGACACGTGATCCCCTGTCACCGTCAGTGTACGGTCTTTGACCTCTACTGATATCTCATCTTGTGAGAACCCTGCAATAGCAAGTTC